TCTGAATATATAGTTAAATCATAAAAATGCCCCTCAACTAAATTTGAATAGGTATCATTATATACATTGTAGGTATCGTTTACAATTTCAATATTACCAACACCAGCAACTCTAGGTACTAATGTATAATCAACAGTTACATTTGTGCTATCATCTCTAATAGTCATATATGCACTTGATACATAATCTCTAGGTATTATAGTAAATTGATTTGTTGTAGTTGGGTTAAATAAAATCATCACTTATATAACGTATAAATAATACTAATTTGTAAAAACAAAAAAAAAGCACCCTATAAAGGATGCTCTTAATTTAAAATAAATATTAATTATGCAGTTGGGTCTACTTGTGCTGCATCACCAGTTACTGCACTTGCAAGGAAGTAAGGTGCTGTTTCTTCCATACCCTCAAAGGTAAGTGTAAAGCCGCTTAAATCTCCCGCTGCTGCTCCAGTTACTACTGTTCCACCAGTACACTCCATACCGTTTTCAAACCCACATAGGAAGCTATTACCATAATAATCTTCTACTACTACGTATGGTCTTGCTACTGCAAGTGTTTGTAGTTCTTGTTGCGTTAAAGCATCTAAATATGTTAATGTAAGGTTTAAAGTTTGAGTATAAAATGTCGTTCCATTCTCTCTACTACTTGTCACAGTAGTTTCTAAAGATGAATTACCTTTTACATCGTATTCATACCACGTTGGTGTTCCCGTAAATGTTGCTTCACCAGTTGGTGCATCTACTGTGATTGCAGTAATGTCACCATAATCAGCAAAATAAACTCTTTTAATGCCACCAAAAGCACTTTTGCAAGGTAGTTTTCTACCCGTTGTTAATGTACAAGCCATTGTTTTTTATGTTTTAAAAAAAAGGGTGAGCAGATTACCTACCCACCCCTTTCTATAGATTAATTAATTGATTATGCGTATTCTACTAAATCAGATGCGATACCAAACTGAACAGCAGAGGTAAATCTCATTATCATTCTCACGTTGTTACTACCATCCAAATCACTCATATCCAGTGTCTTAACTTCGTTTGTTGAGTTTAACAAGCCAGTTCCGAAATAAAGATTAGAACGTTGTGCTGCGTACATTTTGTCATTTGACATTCCTGGACAAACAAATAATTTTACTCCATTCACCGATAGGCTTCCGTTGTTCCACCACTGTGTTCCCATATTTGCTACACCATTTGCTCCTAAACCATTTGCTCCGAAACCACCAAGTGCTTGTACATATAGTTTAGCAGCTTGTGTTGGTACATAGATAAATAAATCTTCTTTTCCGTATAGTGCTGCTGGTATAGCATCAACTACTTTAGAAAGTTCATCAATGATGTTTGCAGATGTTAGTGCAACTCCAGTTACTTGTTGTGCTGCTGGAATATCTCCCGCTGTTGCTGCTGCTGCAATTAGTTTCTCAAACCCATCAAAAGAGTTGTTAGAACCAGCCGCAGTATCTCCTTGCCAGATACAGAATTCTGTGTTCTGTGCTACGTCTGCTGCTACTTTTGCAATTAAGAAATCAGAAAACTTTGGTGGTAATGTTTGGCCAAGACCATAACCCATTGATTGAGCCTCCCAATCGTTTACGAAGTCATACTTACAAAGTTGTAGATTTACTTGTAGTTCAACTGGCTGGATAATTCTTTCTGTAAGTGTAATAGTTGACTGTGGGTCAAAATCACAAGATGCAGATTGTACAATTCCACTTGTAGCTACTTTCTTGATTATTTCTTTAAAAGCAATATTTGCCTTTACTGTTAAACCGCCATCATCAATAGTTGATGCAGACAATAAAGCTGCTGCGATATACTCACCAGCAAATTCTCCAGCATAGGTAGAATTTACAGTTACGGTTGTTGCTAAATTTACGTTTCTTTTATTCATTTTTATTTGTTTAATTTACTTAATACTCTATCTAATGTTGTGTTAAATTGTCCTTTGGCAAATTGTACTTTTTTCTTTTGTGGTGTACTTGCTTCTGGATTGTGTTTAATTGGTTTTACTGCTGCTAATTCTTCTTTTACTTCTTCTTTAATTTCTTCTGTTACTTCTTCTGAAAATTCTTCTTTTACAGTACGAGATTTTAAACCACCGTTTTCAACACCCATTTCAACATCTTCTTTTTTAAGACTTGCAATAGCATCTTCTAGGTTCTGTATTCTCTTTTCCATTCCCTCCCAGTCGGCAACATCTGCCATCTTTTCTTCTTCTTTTACTTCTTCTTCTAAATCTTCAGTTTCTTCTTCTTCTTTAGCTGGTACTTCATCAGATACTTCACGAACATCTGTAATGATACCCTCTTCTTCTACAACTACCAATCTTCCATCTTCTAAGATGTACTCACCAACTGGCATTGCAATTTTTTCATCATCTGTTACAATGAATATTTCTTTACCTTTTTCAAATGCTTCTGCACTTACCACAGTACCATTTTCTAACTTTTGTTCTTCAAGTTTTACCTCGATGTTTAAAAGTGTTTTTATTTCGTTTAACATTTCATTTGCTTTCATACTATTATATAACGGTTATTAAATTAAAATTTGCATTTTCAGTCTGTTCTTGTTATAACACCTATGCCTTGTGCTTGCATAGAGCCATCACAACACTCTATTGAATATTTTTTAGTATCCCAACATAAACAAGCACGGCCACCACCAGTAGGTGACGTTCTACTTGGTATAAAGATTTTGTTTTTATTGTTCCTCTGCATTTAGTATATCTTTTATTTTGTTTAGTAAAATATCATCTTCACTCATTAAGTCTCCTAAAGTTTTATCTTTAGGTGTTTCCATTTTGTCTGCAAAGTAACCCTCAATAGAAAAACCCTTAACTTTATTTGTTTTAACATACTCATTCCAAACATCTTCATTGTTTACTTTCACACTTCCCATCCAAGTCCCTACTGGTACATCTAAACCATACATTGCAGATTTATCTTGTTCTTTACTTTCTACTATCCAACTTTCAACCAATGTTAAACCATTTAATGCTTGGTTGTGTTCTAATGTTGAGTTACTTTGTTTACCATTCTGTAAGAACATTTGAGATGCTTTTACAATAGTATCTTTTGAAAAATATATATAATACTCTCCCTCACCACCATTGCGGTAAATAGGCTTATTTGGTATCAATAAAGCACCCATTAAGATTTTCTTTTCTTTGTCTACTTCTGCTAACTTTATTTCTTGGTTTTTTAAAGCAACAAAATCACTTTCAATAGCTGGGTTTTCTACAATAGAAATTGCATCTACACCAATATCATCTTGTTCTTCATCTAAAATAAGTTCTATTATCTTCATAAATATATAACGTGTTTAGTTTTTAATTTTGCATTTATATGCTTGCACCCTCAATAATGTTTCTATCCATTTCTTGTGCTGTTGTTACATCATTACTTACTACATATGCCCTTGATGGTCTTTGTGATTGCCCACCTATTGCATCTGCTAATTGTGTTTCACCACTAGAACCAACTATATTAAATGCTGGTGGTATTGGGGCACCACCACCAGCCCCAGAAGCTGGGTTTGTTCCATCCTTTGCATTACTAGGTGTTGTTTTTAATATATCTTTCACAGATTTAAAACCAATGGCAGCAGTAGTTGCAATGTTTGCTATTTTCACACCAAATTCAAAAGGTGTAACAGTCTTTGTTGCAAGTTCGGCAGTGATACCCTGGTAGGTGTTAATTAATGCAGCAGCCGCAGCAGCAGCCTTGCTAGCAGCAGTTTGTTCTCCAAACAAAGAAGATATATCGCCAAGGGTGTTTTTAACCATATCTAATTGAGCAGCATTTTTTATTTTTTCATTTTTTTCATCTTCTGCTGCGTTTTTATTTTTTACAGCTTGTATCTTGTTTTCATAAAAAGCTGCAACTTGTGCTTTTGCAATCCAATGAGCATCTAAATCTTTTAACTCTTTTATTTTACGCTCTCTTTCTAATTCTATTTTTTGTATTTCTGTTTCTGCTTCTAAATCTTGTTGCTTTTTTACATATGCTTTTTGTATGTCATATATCTTTTGTAGCTTTTTATCTACAACAACTGGTTCTTCTTTTGCATCTTTTTTTGCTTGTGCTGTTGCTTCACGTCTTGCAGTTAATAGTTCTGTACTTAATCTTTTTTGTAGGTTAAGCCTTTGGGTTTCTAATTGAATTACACTAGCCTCTAATTGTGCTGCTTCGTTTAAATCTTCTTTGTTACTTTTGGTTAATGAGTTCTCAGTTAATTTAGCCTCTAATCTTAACTTTGCAACCGCAGTTTCTTTTGCTGCTAAATCTTCACTAATTTTTCCAGCTTCTTCTAGAAATCCTATTCTTTCTTGTGCAGTAAACTTTTCTTTATTTACTGCCTTTTCTCTTAACCTTGCAATGTCTTGTTCTGCTTGTGCCCTTTCAACAATTAATTTTCTTGCTGCCTTTTCTGCGTTTGCTCTTTGGTCTGCAATCTTTGCCGCTGCCGTTGCATCTGCTGCTACTTCTTTACCAAACTCTTTTACACTTTCAATAGCACCATCAATACTATCTGTTATACTATCAACACCTAGTACAACTTTACCAACTGCATCTGCTGCCACTTTACCAGCTTCTGAAAACTCACCTTTAAAAAGTAAATTGATTGCTTTACCTATTTGTGGTATTAAATTTAATAAACCATCAAACCTATTTGTAATGTTTTGTTTTATAAGATTGGCAAAGTCTTTTATTGCTTGTTGTGGGTTTTCAAAAACACTAATAATACTTTCACCTAAATCTGCTAATAAGTCTAAAAGGTTACCAGTAATACTACCAATAACACCCATCATTTTAGCAAACTTGTTTTGTCCTTCTTCACTTCTTGTAAATGCTGCCCTTAATGATGCTAGTAGTACAATTACAAGACCAATCCCAGTAGCCATCATAGCAACCTTGACAGATTTTAAACTAACTATAACAGATTGTAGCTTTAATTTTAAACTCTCAAATCCTACCGCTGCCGTACCTACTGCACCACCTACAGCAGTTAAACCACCAGCAGCAGTTGTTGATGCCGTTGCAACTCCACCCATTGCAACACCAGTCTTTGCTGTTGATGCTGCAAGTGTATTATTACTTTTACTAGCATTACTATTTGCTTTGTCTAGTTTTTTTGTTGAGTTAGTAACGTCATCAATACCTTTCTTAGCACCCTTTGCGTTTACCTCTAAATTAATGGTTTTAGTTATTGCCATTTTATTTGTTTTTTAAGTAGTTTTAGTCCATTCTTTACACTAGTTGGTAAAGCATTTTTCCCTTGTGCAATCTTTATGTTTTCAGTATCACCATCAACAACCTGGAGCAAGTCAATTATATTCTTAATCATAATATTGTATTTAGTAATTCAAATTCTGTTTTACCAGTTGTTAAATCTGTTTTCATTGAATTTATCTTGTAGCTATCTTGACCTAATTGTATTAAGTCATTTAGTTGTAAGTTATAATACACTTTCATTGGTAGGTATGCAGTAACTTTTAATAATCTTCTTCTTAAATTAAACACATCTTGTATATACTCTTTGTAATCAGTTTCAAAAATTGTATCTGTAAAGCCTAAAGCATTATCACCAGCAACTAGACCATCTGGTTCATTAGCCAAATACTCATTTAGTTCATTTTGAAAATGTATATTTATTCTACTCGTAGATGGTGCAATAGAAAAACTATTTGATGGTATAATATAATCAACAATATCTGCAATATTATTATTTATAACTGTATCTCTAATTCTAATATCTGTTCCATTGGTTATAGATATACCATAA